TTTTTAATGTTTAATATCAATATCAATTTGAATTAAAAAACTCGTTTTTCTTTTTATCGTTGGGTAATTTTCTACTAACCACAACGTTAATTCATCGTCTTCAGAATCATCAATGTGAAAAATAGCAAAAGTATTTATTAAATGACCTTTGAATATAGAATTTATTTGTAAGTGTTCAGGGATTTCCGAATACTTAATTACTGACCTTGTTATTTTTTTCATAATATTTGTAGCATTTATCCTTGCAATTGGGTTTAGTTATTTTTAAAAATATCTTGTTCTTTTTTATTACTTTGCAACATTATTAATTTTACAGATAAGTAATGCTCTAGTCTTTGTGATTTTCTTTTTGCATAAGAATAAATAGTGCCTTCTGAAACACCTAAAACACTTGCAATAGATTCTCTTAATTGCCAATCTTGTCTTATTAACTGATAAACTTCTTCTTTAAACATAGTATTAAATTTTTATTTTAGTACAAATTGTCCTATACTAATTGTGTGGGACAAATATATAAATACATTTTAAATAAGTAATACTTTTATAAAAAAATAATTATATAATTTTAGTAATTTATAATAATTATAAATAAATAACGATTGATAATATAAATTTTTATAATTTTGTAATATAAATTTGAAAAATAAAATATGGTAAATTCAAAGAAATTAAAAATATCTGAAATAAAATTAAATCCAAATAATCCTAGATATATTACTGATGATAAGTTTAAAAACCTAGTAAAATCCATAAAAGATTTTCCGCAGATGTTAGATATTAGACCTATTGTCGTTAATAACGATATGGTAATACTTGGAGGAAATATGCGTTTTAAAGCATGTATTGAAGCTGGATTAAAAGAAATACCAGTTATAATTGCTGACAATCTTACAGAAGAACAAGAAAAGGAATTTTTAATCAAAGATAATGTTTCGGGCGGAGTTTGGGATTTTGATATATTAGCAAATGAATGGGATGCAGAATTATTAAATGAATGGGGGTTAGATGTGCCAATACCAAATGAACATGATCAACAAGAAGAAGAAAAAACATACATTCCTACTTATAAATTTGAAGTAAGTTGTAACACAGAATTAGAAAAAAATAACTTAATGGCTAAACTTTTACAAGAAGGTTACAGTTGTACTGACGATTATTAATATGGCACAATCAAAAAAACATTCAGCAATTGAAAGCATTATAAATGTATTTGTAGGATTAATAACATCGTTTTTAATTCAATTAGTATTATATCCTATGCTTAATATTCCTGTTACATTTTCTCAAAACCTTATAATAACATTTGTTTTTTTTATAGTTTCATTTATTAGAGGTTATTTAATAAGAAGATTTTTTAATAAAATTTAATATGGCATACAATCGAAAAAAAATATTTGAACAAGCAAAAGAAGTTACAGTAAAAAATAAACTATTTTTTATCGAGGACATTGTAGCTTTTTTGCCTTGTGATAAAACAACTTTTTACCGTTTTTTTAAACCTGATAGCAACGAATACAACATACTAAAAGAATTATTAGAACAAAACAGAACTGAATTAAAAGTATCAATGCGTTCAAAATGGTACAAGTCAAATGCACCAGCTTTACAAATGGCATTAATGAAATTGATTGCTACTCCAGAAGAGTTACGTAAATTATCAATGCAATTTATTGAAAGTGAAAATACAATTAAACAAGAACAACCTTTTTTTGGCGATAATCCTTTAGATGCAAAACAATAGTTTTAAATACAAACCAACAACAGCTTTTTGGAAAATACAAAAGCTAATAAGAGATGGTTTGCCAAAATTTAAGGATAACCAACAAAAAGTATTTATAATACAAGGTGGACAGGGTGCATCAAAAACAATATCAATACTTATGTTATTAATTGATTTAATAGAACGCACCAAACAGGAAATAACAATATGCTCTGCCGAACTTTCAAAAGTAAAAGATACAGTATTAAATGACTTCTTAAAAATACTTATTGATTACAATGTATTCCAACAAAAAAGATACAACAAAGCCGAAACTTCATATAACTATGATAAGGGGCATTTTGTTGAATTTATAGGACTAGATAAAGCCGATGTAGGTAAAGGTCGTAGGCGTAATATTGTTTATATAAATGAGGCAAATAAAATAACATTACAACAATATACAGATATATCAGCACGTGCTGAAATTGTAATAATGGATTATAACCCTGATGGTATATTTTGGGGAAATGATTTAATAAATGATTTTAATTTTATAAATGTTACTTATTTAGATAATGAGTATTTATCAAAAAATGAAGTTCGTAACATATTAGCATATAAAGAAAAAGGTTACAATGATGATGGAACTATAAGAAATGAATATTGGGCAAATAAATGGAGAGTTTATGGGCTAGGAGAGGTTGGTTCAGTTGAAGGTAGAATTTACTATTGGAAAAAAATAGATTATAAAGAATATGTAAAAATAGACAAATCAATTTATTATGCAGTCGATTGGGGAGGGCAAGACCCTTTCGCAGTTATTGAAATGAAATATTACGATGGTAATTTATACGTTCACGAATTAAACTATAAAAGCGAAAATGAAATAAGAAGCAGATTAAACCCTACTCAATTGCATCAAATTAATGCAGCAGAAGACGATGGATTGATAACGTGGTTATTTTCAAATTGGGGAATAAGAAAAGACAGACCAATAGTATGTGATAATAATAGACCTAATAAGATATTAACTTTAAGAAGAGCAGGTTGGGAATATGCACAAGCAGTTGGATGTAAATCAAAATTATTAGACAGAATAACAATGCTACAAAATATAAACGTTTATTTTACTGATACTTCAACTAACATAGATTTTGAACAATTGAATTACTGTTATGAAAAAGACAAGTTTGGTAACACTTTAGAAAGTCCTTTGGATAAAAATAATCACACAATTGATGCTATTGCTTACGGATTACAAAAGTTAGTTTCAGATGGTTTAATAAAAAATATTTAATAAAAAAGAATTATAATTAAAAAAGTTGTAATTTTGTCAAAACCAATGTTGTGAAACATAGCAATTTAAACAATAAAAAAAAGCCATTATATGCTATTAAATTAGTGTATAGTGGCTTTATTTCTTTATAATATGGGATTCAATTTTAACTTTTCTTTCGGTAATAATAATATGCCTACTTATGTAGAGCGTGATAATACTGGTAGTTTTTGGTATCAGATAACTGATATGTTTGGAAATAATAACTCTAAAAAGTTTAAATCTGAACAAAATAAACTTAATACTGTTTTATCTAATCCAGCCGTTTTAAGAGTAGCTACATTATTATCTGATATAACTTGTCAAGGTAAAGTTGAAAGCTATGTAAATAATGAATTAAAAGACAATAATTATTTATATACATATTCAAGTAAACCAAACGAATGGCAAACTTGGACAGACTTTTTATACGATTATCAATTCTTTAGATTTTTAGGTAATGCATATTTATATGTTTCGGGAGATGTTATGTATTTTTTATTACCACAAGGATTAAAACTTACAACTGAACAAATTAAATCTTTTCAAAGCATTTCATTAAGTAAATACGGAACTACAACAAAAAAAAATGTAAAAAAAGGACAATTTAAGTACGAACAACCTAATGGTATTGTTATAAATTTAGAATTATCTAATCTATATGTTATTTCTGATATAAGTAATAATGTTAGTGGTAATTGGCTAATAGGTAATAGTCGTTTAGATGCATTATATAATGTTATTTTAAATAGTGCTTTATCTATTACTTCAAAAGGTAAAAATTTAGAATACACACAAAAGTTTTTTGCAACTGGGCAACATAATCCAGCAGATGTAGTTTCTACTCCAATGAGTGATGCAGAAAAACAAAGTATTGAAAAGGCTTTTAATTCATCAAGACAAATACACGCTACAAAATCAAAAGTAGACTTTACGCATTTAGTAGCGGATATGAATAAGTTAAAACTAAATGAAGCGTATACACACGATTTATTAGTTATTGCTGATATGTATGGGATACCAAAAGAATTAATAAGCGTTTTACAAGGAGGTTCTACTTATGAAAATCAAGAAAAAGCAACAGGAAGATTAATTGATTATACTATTAGACCATCTTGTCAGCAATTAACCGATGTTTTAGAAGAAATTACAGGTCAAGAAGACTTAAGAACTTCATTTAAACATTTACCTTTTAATGCAGTATTTGAAGCTGAAAAAATAACCAATCAAGGTAATGAGTTGAATAACTTAAAAATAGCTACAGAATTAGGTTTACCAGAAAATGTAAAACAAAATAAATTAAAAACTATTTATGGATATTAATAAAGAACAATTAAAAAAAGTTGCTGAAACTACTAAAAATGAAGATTTAAAGCAATCAATTAATAATAAATTAAGTGAATACGATAAAAAGGTAGAAAAATGAATATAGAAGAAGTACAATACGTTTTTAAAAATAAGGATTTACTTATTTCACAAAAACAAAACGTAATTAAGAGAGGAGATGTTGTTATAGGCAGCATTTTAAAAAACGAGCATATCTCTAAAGAAGATGAAGCAAATAAAGCCGAAGGAGATACAGTTGAACTTGAAAATGCTGAAATTATTAACGTTAAAGCTGTAATAAATACAACTAACGTTATTGATAGCCATATGGATTGTCATATTCCTGGACTATGGAAAAAAACGCTTTCTGAAACTAAACTATTATATTTATTACAGGAACACGATATGAAATTCGATAAGATTATTTCGGATAGTGTCAATGACGAATTAAAAGCTTATACCCAAAAAATAGCTTGGAACAAATTAGGACAAACATTCGAAGGAAACACAGAAGCTTTAATATTTGAAGGTAAAGTAAAAAAGGATGTAAATGAATTCATGTTTAATCTTTATAAAAACGGTAGAGTATTAAATCACTCTGTGGGTATGAGATATGTAAAAATATATTTATGTATTAATTCAACCGAAGCTTATTATGCATCCGAAAAGGATAATTGGGACAAATATTATCCAGAAGTTGCAAATAAAGAAATTGCAGATGAAAGAGGTTATTTTTGGGCAGTTACAGAAGCAAAAGTAATTGAGGGTAGTGCAGTTGTAAAAGGCAGTAATGAGTTTACTCCAACATTAGAAATAGAAGCAGAAAAACAAGAGCCGGAGGAATCCACTCAAGAAACTGAAATAAAAGAAGAGCCGATTATTGAAATCACTCAAATACGTAAAAGAGGATTGTTAATTTAAAATTAAAAAAAATGTTTGTAGAAAAAACAACAGCAGAATTAGAAGCTATGACGCCAGAACAATTAGATGCGTACAAAGCTGAATTGAAAGCACATCAACAAAAAGAGCTTTCAAAAGAAATTAAAAGTGCAATTGATGAAGCACAAAAAAATTTAGAAACCTTTTTAGGTAGTGAAATCGCTAATCAAATTAAAGAATTAGGAACTCCTAAAACTGAAAAAAGTTTAGTAGATGAAATTTCTGAAAACAAAGAGCAAATTATTGCAATTGCAAAAGGAGACAAAAATGAAGTAGAATTAAAAGCAATTTCTAATAGAGCATCTATTGCTAACAATACTCAAAGCGTTAGACTTACAGATATTGGGCAATTAGGTGTTAGAAGAAGAGCTTTATATGATTTCTTTACAAAAGTTCAAGTAGGAAACGGCAACCATAATGGTACTATTTCTTATATTGACTGGGATGAAGATACTACTGTAAGAGCTGCGGCGGTTGTTGCAGAAGGTGGAGTATTTCCAGAAAGTACTGCTAAATTTGCAGAATATACAAAAAAACTTCAAAAGATTGGAGATACATTACCTATCACTGATGAATTTATGGAGGATGAGGTATTAGCTGCTTCTGAATTATCGAGCTTTATCGAAGTAAACGTTAATAGCGTAATTGATGCTAAAATAGCAGTAGGTGCTGGTGGAGCAAATGATATTGAAGGTCTTTATACTGCATCTCCAACTTATACTCCTGTAGCAAGTGCAATTACTGATGCAAACATTAAAGATTTAGTTCGTAAAATGAGAACAAGTATTGTTAAAACAAGAGGTTCTAAATACGCTCCAAATTTTGTTGCTGCTAATTCTGACACTATTGATAGATATTTCTTGAAAAAAGATGCAAACAACAATTATATGTTTGATTCAGAAACTGGAACTATTGCAGGTTTAAGTATTGTAGAAGATAATAATTTAGCTGATAATACTTTAGTAGTTGGTGATGGTAGATTTGGTAAAATTTACGAAAAATCAGGTATTGTATTAAGCGAAGGTTATGGAGATGGTCAATTTGTACGTGACCAAAAAACAATTAAAGCAAGAGTAAGAATGTTAATGTTAATTAGAAACGTTGATAAAACAGGTTTCTTAAAATGTACTAACATTACAACTGCTTTAGCTACTTTAGCTACTTAATATATAAAATATGTCAAATATTAAAATTGAGTTTATTTCTGAATTTAATGATATTAAAAAAGGCGAAATAAAAGAATTCAGCAAAGATATTTGTAAAATTTTTGTTGATGAATTAAAAGTAGCAATTTATCATACAGAAGTAATTAAGGAAAAAGCAAAAAAAGTAAATAAAATAGACAAAAAAGAATAGTAATGTTTATAATAGACGATTCATATTTCAAAGGAAAAATTAACGTTCCAAATGTTACGGAATACAATGGTAGTACAATTGAAGCAATTGATGACTACATTAATAAATATGGTCGTTTGTTTATGCGTGAAACTCTTGGAAATGTTTTATTTAAAGATTTGATGTTAAACCTAGATAATGGGGAGTTAAAAGAAAATGCTTCTCAAAAATGGGTTGATTTAATTAAAGGTAAAGAATACGTAAAAAACGGAGATACTTATACTTGGCAAGGACTTCAAGGAGGCTGTGATTTATATAAAAACTCCGTTTTAGCGTATTTTGTTTACTTAAATTATTTTGAAATTACTTATTTTACAGGATTTAGTTTAGCTTCAACAGAGGCAAAAAATAGTACTATAATTAATCCAAGTAATCATTTAGTTGAAATACATAACGATTTTATTAGTTTATATCAAGGTTCTTGTACTTACAATCCTATTACATACTTTAATTCAAATGAAGTAATATTTAGAGATTTTTATCATTCAAATAATAGTGGTTTTGTAAGCTATATGCAATTTTTATTAGATAATGAAGCTAACTATCCAAAAGTTTCAATTAAGCCATTACAATTTAAAAATAGTTTAGGTATATGATAATTGGCGAAGCACTTAAAAATATTTTTTCTGGTTTAACTTTACAAATTGAAAATCGTATACACGATGTGCAATTTCATTATGGCGACCAAAAAGAATTACAGCAATGGATTTTAATGCGTAATCGTTCAAAGTTGCAAAAATACCCTTTAATATGGTATGTAACTAACAACTATGAACAAATTACAAAGGATAAATTTAAAGTTGAAAGTCAGTTAATATTGTTTCAATTGACTAAAAGGGAATATTTAAACACACAACGTTCTAAACTAACATATTTAAATAGTTTAAACCCTTTATATGATTTGGTTAATAAAACTCTTTCTAGAAGTCCATATGTTTCTTTAATGAACAATGGTAAGCCTATTAAGTGTAAAGATCAGCCAAATTATGGAGTTGAAACAAATGAGCCTTTATCAACATCAAATGATTTTGCTAAAAAAACAGCTAAAGGAGAAAAATCAATTACTTTAGATGTAGTAGATGCAAAAGTATTACGTTTAAATATGGTTATTAAGCCTTATTGTGCAATTGGTGGTAATGTATTTAGTGGTGGTGGAAATGTTACACCTCCCGAGCCTCCTCCTTGTCAAGTACCTATTATTAGTGGAATACCTAACAATCAATTTAATGATAGAATTTATGTAACAGTAGGTTTACAAAAAACTTGGCAAATAATAGGTAGTAACAATCCAACTTCTTATAATATAAATTATGGAAGTTTGCCAAATGTAACTATAAATACTACAACAGGAGTTGTAAATTACACACCAGTAATTGAAAACTTAAATCAAACTCTTACAATGAGTTTTGAAGCAACAAATGCTTGTGGAGTTGGTAGTTTATTACGCTTTATACAACCTATTTTAAGTAATGTTACAATTTTAAATGCACCAATTAATCAAAACGCTTTTAATATAAATCCAGCATTGCCTCAAAGGTCTTTTACTTATGAGGATGTAGTATTACCATATGATGGAATTATAACAAATTATGAGGTTTGGGTAAGAGGTGGCATTTATGGTAGTGGCTCTTTATATGCAAATTATACAACAAGTATTCAAGATTTAATAGGCAATATACAAACGTTTATTCCTTTAGGACAAAATCCTGGTACTTACTACGTAAAAACACGAGTTAAAAATAATTTAGGGGAATATTCTCCTTATACAACAGAATTACAGGTAATTGTACCTTAACTTTTAAAATAAAAAAAATGATTACATTAAATGCGTTCGGAAATTGTGCTACCGATGTAGCCGGAACAGGAACAGGACAATGCCCTATTGACCAATTAGGGGATATGGTAGGAATTGGTGCTTTAGCAAAAGGCACTACTTTAGATGTTGTAACAGATAGTTTGACTGAAACATCTTTTAGAACATTAATTACTGGCGGAAAATTACACCAGTTATTGGACAGAGAGGCATTTGAACAAAATACTCCGGACAATGATTTGTATACTTCTCCAGAAGGTTTAATAACTTCTATTCGTTCGGGAAAACCTCAATTTGCTTTTACTTATTCTAAAGGGTTATGCTTTCACAAAGCATTATATAGCTTACAAGGTAAAAACAAATGGGATATTGTATTATACTTTGAAAAAGGTATGTTAATGGCTTCTAACACAGCAAATACCAAAATTAAAGGTTTTGATGCTGGTTCTTTAATTGTAGGATCTTATATGTTCCAACAAGGTACGGAGATTGAAAAAGGTAAAGCAACTATCCAATTTAAATCTGCAGAAGAATTTAATACTAAATGGGTTTATTTTCCATACGATGAATTAGGATTTAGTCCTTTAGAAATTGATGGAGTTATTGATACTCAATTAACATTTGCAGAAGCTCCAGCTAATGCTGGTACTACTGTTAAAGTTAGTGTATTAGATGGGTGTAATAGTTCAATCAATTACACTACTTTATTTGATGCAGTAGGAGAC